AATCCAATTTTTGGTTGGAATGTATCCTGACCAACTGCACGAACCATCTGTAGAGGAACGTATGGGCAGTAGAACAGTCCAGCGTCATAAGGTGAAGAACCTTTATAACCGATAACGTAGTACTGGTTAGCAGATACGTTAGCAGAATAAGGATCGATATACACTCTATACTTACCTTGAAGAACACCAGCAAATGTATTGCCTGTGTCATCTACGTTCAAGTTAGCATTAAGTGCAGGGGTGTAATCAAGAACACCAGCCATTGTTAGAGCAGAAGCAACGTCTGCGGAACAAAGGATCATGTTGCCCTTTCCACGACGAGTTCTTTGTGCGATAGCGTTGGCATCACGCTCGATCTGGAAGATAAGTCCCTTGAACTTCTCAACTGACCATCTACCATTGGAGTCAACGTCTAAGTCAAATGTTCCACCAGTAGCAACGTTTGCCTGAGCACCAGGTTCTGCTACGTTGTAGATAGTTCTAATAACTTCTCTGTTGATTTCCGCAAGGATCTCAGTAGAAAGAATGTTAGCAAGTTCTGCTTCTGCATTCAAACCGTGGATTGCCTTGAGGTCTTGAGCAAGCTCTAGTGAGTACTCAGCTTTCAACGCACGAGATTTCGCAGTAACTGTTACCTTCTCGATGCTGAATGCCATCTGGTTGAACTGATCACCAGTTCCATCACCTAGATCTTCAGCAGTATCAGTACGCATACCCTGACCAACGTTGTAGTCAGTAGCAGTTGTCTGTGCAGGAGGAACAGCTCCGTTTAGAAGTCCTGGATTAGATCCACTCTGTGCGGTTGTACCCAAACCAACGTTAGTATTAACGTCGCCTGTGTTAACATCTAAACCATCATTCTGTCCAGAGAATGCTGTATCTGCTTCGTTGAATAATGCTTCAGTTCCACTCTGATTAGTGTAACGTGAACGCATTGCGAAGATTAGTCCAGTAGGACCATTCATTGGTTGAACACCAGCAAGGTCATATGCGACCAAGTTTGGCATTGAACGTCTAATCAATGAGATTAGAACGGGGTCGAAACCAGCAACGGGACCAGCTGCGGTTGCGTCAGCAGAGAAACCTGCTGCAGAACCAGATGACTGGGTGTTTACGTTAGGGGCTTCTGAGAGGAAAGAACGCTCTTCTCTTAGTTCTTTCTCTTGGTTTTCTAACAGGATAGCGGTAGTAGCTCTTCTATGTGCGTCTTTGATTGGATCAAGTCCATCATAATCGAGAATAGGAGCCCACTTTTCCTGTAGATATTCAGAATTGAACATCTGCATTTTAAGTTTACCTTTTTATTTGTTTGAATTTAATAATTTAAAAATCACTTTTTAGCAGCTCTTGAAAGAGTATCAAGGTATGCTTGCATCGCTGGAGCGTACTCCTGCGTTGCTACTTCGTCAGTAGATACCTCTTCTGATAAGTTTTCAGAGGTGCTTTTTGGAGCACTAGCAGTCTTTGTAGGGAAATAAGATTCCTTCAAAGTACCTAGCTTCTCCCGATAGTCTGTCTCACTTTCAAACTCAACATTCTCGGCAAGAGTAGCAAGTTTTTCCTTCTGAGTGTCTGCTAGACCTTCAGCAACATCTGCAAAAATTACATCTGCTGTGGATTCTGCTAATCTTGAATTAAGAGCAACATTTCTCTCAATTTGTTCATTGAGTTTACCTTCCATTTCATCAAGCTTATCTACCATGCTGTTAAGCACATCATATTTTTCTTCAGGGATAGTTACATAATGTTCTTCAAATAGTGACTTCATACCTTCTAAGAAGGATTCAGTCATTTCTGTTTTAAGACCGTTCTCTACTGCGAGTTTGTTTTCTTGCATCCACTCGTCAGCAACGTATTCAAGATAAGAATCAACTCTTTCTGTAAGTCCTGTCTTAATTGTTTCTAGTTCTTCAACTAGAGCATTTGCATAAGACTCATTGAGTTCTTCCTTGATTTCTGCAACCTTAGATTTGATTGCGGTCTCGAAAATTGTACGTGCCTTGCTTTGGAACTCTTCGGAAAGTTCTTCTCCTTCTAGAAGTGCCTGAACGTCTGCATCAACGTCATAGGTTTCCTCTTCTTCGATAACTTCCTCTTCGGTAGTTTCCTCTTCGGCTACGATTTCTTCTGTTGAAGATTCTTCTTCAGTAACTACTTCATCAGTAGATACTTCATCTTCAGCAACAACTTCTTGCCCATCTTCCAGTTCGTCTGAAACTGCTTCTGCCTTTCCAGCTTTAGAATTAACAACATCTTTAACTTGAGATAAAGTTGCTGCAGGATCCTTTAATTTTGCTGAATCGTCATCTGGACGATAGTTTTCTGGGGTAGGTCCACCAAGGTCTTCGACTGGCACTCCACCGATTTCGGTAGATTGAGCTGCAGCTGCACCTTTGGTTACTACGTTTTCTTCGATGTTTTCCATTTAGTGAATTGTTACCAACGTGTTTTACTGAATCTTGTTAGAATCTATACTTATTTATAGATTTGTTAAACTTAGAGGTTATTTAGAAAATTGTTGAATAGACTCAACTTGTGCTCCTCTAAAGCACTTTGACTAACTAAGGTGTTAATAGATTTCTTAGTTTTCTCTGCGAGTTGTTCACGGAGTATTCCTCCATCCCAAACCCATTCTTTACCTTCCATAATTCCATTCACAAAAGCGTCTGGAGCAGAAGGATCGGCAACGATATCAGCAGCAGTTGCTAACTGGAAATCTTCACCAACTATTTTGCATCCTCTATGATCTTCCTTAAGTGATCCAACTCCACGAGATGAAACACCTAACTTAACACCTTCACTAAGTAAAGATTTTGCAATCTTACCCATAGGTGTTTCAAGAAGTTTTGCTTTTCCTCTAAAATTATTACCCTCTTGAACAAGAGATGTAATCTTATGAGAAACTCTATCAAGATTTACCGTAGGACCTTCTGGATGACCAAGTTCACCAAGAGCACGTCCATTTCTGATAAAAGATTCATTATACCTTTTAACTTCATTACATAGAGTATTGATAGGATATACTCTACCATTACGGTTCTTTAATTCACCCTGAAGAAAGACTCCTTCGATGTAAAGAGATTTTTTAGCACCTCTTCCTTCAGTTATAATTTTTACATTAGAGATTTCTTCTGTGATGAGTTTCATTCTTCTTGTTCCTGTTCAGTAGGTTCTTCAGCTTCTTCAGCATCTGCAACTATTGCATTCTCAGGTGCTTGACCACCAAAAAAAGAATTTGCAACCGATGGTTTTAAACCATCAAGTTTTCCAGCAGATTTAGCATATAGATGATCTTTTATTCTATCGCTAACTTCTGACGCAGCAGCATTAGTTGCAATCAAATCAACAACGTCGTCCATAAGATTAAATTAGTATATATTTGTTATTTATAACTCAGCCTTCTTAGTGTCTTTTTGATACTGTCCATCAATTGCTTGTGCTTGTGCTGCAATATCAGGATCTACTTGTCCTTCACCCATTGCCATTGGATCTCCACCCATGGCTGGATCACCTTCAACTGGTAATGGTTCGCCTGTTATTGGGTCTAACATTGCAGGATCTGGAAGTATTCCTTTTTGAATTTCATCTTCAATTTGAATATCAATCTCTTCAATTTCTTGGTCAGACTGTCTTAGAATTCTCTTACGAACATATTCGGTAGAATAATATTTACCAATCCAAGGTTCAATATTTGCAAGCATTCCTAATCTACCTTCCATCATTTCAGATTCTTTCAATTCTGCAAATTGATTATCATAGATGAAGTCATATTGAATATGATCCTCCATTATTTTCCAATCTTCAGGAGTAACTATATTTTTAAGAATCAACTGTGTCTTAAGCATATCATTAAACATGTTTGCAAAACGCTTTCTTAAACGTCCAACAAACTTGGCAAATTTAAGTTCATCTCTTAAAATTTCTGATGAACGACCTAAATTAAAACCACCTTCAGAAGCAATTCTAGATTCAGGAACACCTAATGCCCTATAAAGTTTCTTTTGGAAATACTCTATATCAGATAATTCACCTAAATTCTGCCCACCAGGCAAAGTTGTGATTTCGGTTCCCCGACCACCTTCTCTTCTAGGCAACCAGAAATCTTCCATCATACTCATAAATTTACGGTCATCACGAACTTCACCAGTGTTCGCATCGTAAACTAACTTATTTCTATAGCG